GATACCGCCGTTGCCTTCAAGGATGTCTTTAGGGTCAATGTCGTTGGGGTCAATGTTGCTTGTCCCAACAGCAGTCCATTTGCCGTCACCGAAATCAACCGTCAATGGAACCTTGTTGTATCCTGAAACAATGTTCAGTTCGTTGTTGCCACGGACAACGCCACCGACTTTGAACTCTCCAAGTCTGTCAACCCAAGCATTGACAGCTTCGTCAAGGTTTTCGGGGTCAATCTTGATACGTGCAGTTTTGCCTGTTTTTGGATCTGTAATCTTTACGCCTTCAGCAAAGTAGTTACGCAACTGACCTAACAGTTCGCTTTGCTGTGGGCTGTTCAACCAGTCTGTGATTCGTTGCACTCGTTCAGGTTGTGACAAACCTTCAAGGCTTAGACGGGCAATCTGATTCAAAATAACGTCATCGTTGATAAGGGCTAGGTTGTCAACATAACCTGTGATGTGTTGTGCAGCATCAGCACCACGATCTGCGATAGAGAAGTTGCCGTTACGGAGAAGTTTCTGTTCAGCATCAAATGGGTTTTCAAGATGGCGGTGTTGGTCGAATGTTAAAGCCTGCCAAAACTCGTCTTGTTCTTTGTTCCACACACCAGCAACACCACCGAAGTCTTCCCCCGTAATGTCAAAGGTTCCTTTTTTACGCATTACCCACATGATGTATTCCTGTGGGTGGCGGAACAATCCTGCTTTGCCTGACATGGCGATACGGGTTTGAGCGTCAATCATGTTACGCATGATGTATCCACCGGTAGCCAAAGCAAGTGGTTTCCAAATTTCGTTTTGTACAAACTCGGCAACAACAGTTGCGCCACGCTGATTGCCAGCAGTGTTGCGGGTCAAGAAAGGGTTACCCGCTAATGCACGTACACGGCGAAAATCAGGAAGAACTTCAACATCGTCTGCTAGTTCGTTCAATGCACCTGGGCCTGCGATAGACAAACGATCTTGAACCGTAATATCAAATTCGTCTAACGCACCGTCAGGGAGTACAGACCTGAGCATCTGCAAAGCACCGCCATCGTCTGCGTCACCGAACTCATTTATCTGAAAAATTCTTGCTCTTGCAGTGCGAGCTGCACCAATAAGTTCTTCTGCTGCTTTCTTAGCCTGAGGGCTTTTCTCCCCAAGATGGCTGAAGACGGTATCCAACACTAAATCGTATGCTTCTTTGGCGGATGCACGGGCTGTGGCGGGGTCGGTGCTGGAGTACGCCTCGACCACTTTCTGCATCGCTACTTTGAACTCAGTTGTTTCATCGCCTAGTCCTGCTCCACGCAGATAACGAGCGTATGTTTTTACAGCGTCTGCTTTGTCTGCACCGGTGCCGTTGATAACAACAGATCCTTTGGGCATTGTGCCAAGCCATTTGTTGCGGAATGTGCGGTACATCGGGACACGTTCCCTCAGACCATCATCCCAACCTTTAGTCAAACGGGCAAGGTCAATGTCACGGACATCGGTAGGAAGAAGAACATCAGCAGGGTTTGTTGTCAAACGAGCAGATGCTGTGCCAAGCAAACCATAAACCTTTGCTGTGTCGTCTGCTTCAGCAAAAGCACGGGCTGTGGCAGGGTCTAAACCTGGAATGTTTTCCAACATGAACAAGGTTTTTTCTTCAATCGACTTACCAGTATCGCCCGCAACCTCGGTGATACGGCTAACAAGACGTTGCGCTCTGCGATCAGAAGTCACCCACTTACCGAACTTAGATGCTTCAAAAGCCATACCTTCAGCAGAATCCAAACCTGCCGCACCTTTAGCAAGTTGGGCGGCATTAGCGATTTCTTCTGCGGTAGTCAAACCTGGCAGTGCAGCACGGGCAGCTTTGACAGGGGCTAACGCTTTACTTGCAATAAGGGTTGGGTCTGTACCGATGTTGACTGCGGCATCAATAAACCCTGACAAAAACCCATACGCTTTTGTTCCTGGTGTGAACGCCAAATCTGCAGCACCACGGCCCACAGTCCAAGCGTTACCGTTGATGGTTCCACGGACACGCCTCGCTCGTTCACCTTGCTTTTCCATCGCTGCTTCACTAAGAAAGAAACCTTCACCGGCTTCTTTGGTGTTCGACATCAAGGTTCCCAACTGTGTTGATTTGAACCATCCGTCAAAACCAGCAGGGTCATTCCCTGAAAAGGCTTGTGAAGCAACGTTCTGTACAAGATCTGGCACTAATGAAAGACCAGCAAAACTCCAACGGGAAGCAGCCTTTACATTGTCCGCAATGATTTCCTGAAACCAACCTTTTTTCTTAGGCTTGTTGGGGTCAAGATCCCTAGCAGTTTTCTGTGCTGCCGTCTTCTTAATAGCCTGCACAGTTTCTGGACTCGTTCCAGATTTTGCCATACTCAAAATTACAGACGCAGGGATATACGGTGCGTCACGATAAATCTGTGATGCACGGTCAGCAACATCTTTAGAAAAAGTTTCTTTCGCTGTCTTTTCCTGTTGTTGCATCCGATACAACGCATCAAGACGTTGATCTTCGGTAACTGGATCGCCTTCAGTAAAGGGCATTAGTAACCCTCACGCACGTAAGAATCCAACATATCCGCCAAATCATCAGACGGGTATGCGGCATACAAAGCACGAAGCTCGACAAGAACATTGTCTGTTGTGATTGGTGCGAACTGTGTACGTGGTGTTGGGCCTGCACCAAACGAAGCACCCGCCGTGACTGGTTCATCAGGGCGTTCTGTTGGGCGGTTGAAAGCACCAAGCGAACCAGGTGCAACAACAGGTTTATCTGTCGGTGCAGAAGCCATCGGCACAGCCGATTGTGCTTCCATTTGCTGTGTTGCCTGACCGTAGGTTTGACCTGTCACGGTTTGCTTGGCAACTTTACCCCCACGCAAATCTGAACGATTTGGATATTGCTTCGCCATTTACAACATCGCTCCCATTGGTGGGGCTGGAGGAGCCATGCCGCCACCGCCTCCACCTAGTTGTGCTAATAAACCTTCAATACCTGAAGGTGCTGGACCTGCCATTGGTTGTTCCATGCCGACACCGGCAGGTGACAAACCAGGCATTGTTTCAGGTGCGCCAGTCGGAGCAGGTGTAGCCTGTCGTTCTTGCGCCCGTTTTTGCGCTGCCTGTATTGCTTCAGGTAGCGACATCTTGTTTGAACCAACCTGTTCAGCGATAAACGCCAAATCATCGGGTTGGTATGGGCCGTTCGGGTCGGCGGCTTGTGCCTGTACAGACTGCAACAAAGCCGACTCGATGGCTTCTGCCACGATACGGTCACGTTCAAGTTCAGGATCGGCAATCATTGGGTCTGCTTCACGGGCTGATTCTTTCGACATCAAGCCTGTACCTAAGCGTTGTCCAAGACTGATAACAAGATTGTTGATGTCTGCGCCTGATGCAGAGTATGAGACATAGTGGAAGTCGGTTTCCCACATCTTGTTCGGGGTGTAATCCTTCATTCCGCCGCCTGTGCCTGGAATGTAGAACGACTTGGAGAAGTTACCCCAATAGGCTTTTTCGATTGCAATAGCAATCTTGTCTTCTTCCACCATGGATGATGCGAAGATTTCTTGGGATTCTTGTACACGGAAATCCACTGTGGCTGACAGGATGGATTCGCCACGGCGACCTGTACGGATGTTTGTTCCGGATTCGCCACCGAACTCTGCGGGGATAGCACCCTCTAGGCGTTCTTGGCGTTCCAAACGATCCAAAGCAACATCTGTTTTGTAGCCAGGGTTCGTTTGCAACTGTGTAATGTCGCCGCCTTTGACGACACCAAGTTGTCCTGTTTTCCCGTCTGCGATTTGGATGATTTCAGCATTTTCACCTGGGCGTGACACTAGGTATTCGTCGGGGAAGATGCCTCGTTCGATAGCAATTTCGGTGAGAGCTTGCAGTCTTGCACGGGTGTAGTACATACCGAGTAGACCGTCAAACTGTCCACGGGGCTTGTCAAGTGTTATACGTTGTGGAACGACAACAAGTGGCATCCCTGTACGGTTCACAACACGGGACAACTCAACTGCTTGCTGACCTGGGTAACTTTGCCCTGTAATCGGGTCAAAAGTTTTTTCGGCACCCATAGCAATAGTGACAATTTCTTCGCCACAAACATATTCAAGAATCGTGAAAAGCGTGTCAGGTCCTGGATCTGCAACACGCAAAATACCGTTCAACGAAGTGCCATAGTTCTGCATCAACCAGCGATACGGGCGGTGATACGTGAAAATCACATTGTCCGGTACAGGATTATCAACATCAATACGTGGCGCAGCGAAAGTGTCCAACGGGTTGCGTAGTTGCCATTCAGGAATCCGCTTATCAAAGTTCGGCTTCAAATAAACAGGGGAGTTGCTGTACGCCAACAGGTGTCTAGCCCGTTGACGCATCTTCATCGCCATACGGTTCTGATCCCAAATAGCCAGCATCGCCCGCTTACGGTCACGGGCAAGTTTCATCGAGCGATCCTGCCCCTCACGGAGAGCAGGGAAATACGGTGACGGCATCGTGGAAGACACACGCATACTCATTTGGTCTAAACCTTGTACCAACAAGTTGGCTACAGAAGATTTCGTGTTGCGATCCAGTTCGTTCAACGGGACAATGACATCACCGTTAGCGAGTTGTCGAACTTCACGCATCTGACGAAGAATCGGCCCTTGGGTATCAACACGATCCTTATACAGTTGAACGATTTCTTCGACAGTTTTCATCTAAAACCTTTGGTTGACCAAGACGCACTAAACATAACACATTTACCTGCCAAGCAACCATGAAGGTCGCCACTGTCGGGGAGGAGCTTTCGCTTGTGTCAGGTTCGGCAGATTCAAAATCGCCATCCACAATGCCATCACAATGTCGGTGCCGTGCTTTTTGTCCCGTGACCACTTCGTTAACTCGTCTTGCGCCGCTAATGTTTTCCAGTTTCCACGCATAGATGGGAAACGGATAGCCCCAGATCGCACCACCGGTGGAATCAACGCTTCGACACCTAGTTTTTCGTCAACTTTGTTGCGGCTTGTGGTGTGTGGGATGACGTTGACACGGTTCATGGCTTGCCAGCGACGCACAAAATCATGTGCCAACAGGAATCGTTGGGCGGCGTTGATTTCGACAACCCAATGGGAGATGGGATAACCCATGTCGTAGGAGCGTTGCTGCCATTCGTGCATCAAACCTGAATATTCACTGGTTGTGGTGTTGAATCCAAGGACTTCTTCGGCGGATAATTTGACTCTCTCGATGTCCACCACATGATAGATTTGGGTTTCGGGCTGGAAAATAATCCACACGAAAGCCCAAAACATTGTTGGTGACGGGTCAACTGCACAAATAGAAATCCACGGGTGCGACAAGCCTTCAGGGATATAACCTGGTTGGCGTTCGTTATCGACACAGCCAGGGTATTCCACCCCATCCATCCCTTTACCACCGGTAATCCAAGTACGGTCCACCAGTCGGGCATCAAGGTCAAGGTCTTCTTGCTGATACACCACTTGGAACACGTCAGGTTTGTTGTAACGGATAAACGACAAGTCTTTCCACGGGAGACGTTTCGGATCTAGAAGCGGCCCGTCAGGATACGGCTGTGCTTTGAAAGACCGTGACTCTTTCCCTGTGTCAAGTTCTTCGTAATACGCTTTGTAGATGATGTGCCTGTATTTTTTCTGTCGGACAGGTTGCCCTGCTTGGACATCTTCAGGGGTTTCCACATCAGAACCGTCATAGTTGATGTCTTCATCAATGTCGTAGGTTTCCTTAGCAAGACAATGGGCGTACAGATCGCCTGAACCAAGACGCTGACCGACTACTGCTAAGAGTCCACCTGGGTCGCATCGGGCTTCAGCCACATTGTCCCACCGTTCAAGAAGCTTGTCCCTAGCCACACTTTCACGGGCGTTGTCGGGTGAGGCCACATCGTCAAAAAGGCAAAGGTCGGCACGGTGTCCGATGAACTCTGCTTCGATACCGTAGGCACGCACTGTTGGTTCTTTGTTGTCAAGCCCGTTACCGTCAAGTTGTTCAACGACAAATTCTTCGGACCGCCACAATGCACCTTTATCGACAGGTTTGAATCTTCCATAGTCAATTGTCAAACATCCTTCTGCGTTAACTGCCAATCCTTTTGCCACCATCATCGGGTCAGGCTCGATAGGCATCACACGCTCAAGCGTTTCACGGATACGGCGGGAATACATTTTCGCCATGTTCTGTGAAACAGACCCGATCATTACACGGATACGCCGGTTACGAACAATCGCCCACACCGCAACATCATGGAACAATGTGGATTTGCCTGCACCTGGCGGAACGTTCAAACAAACAAATTCTTTTTCTTCCGACTCCAACAGTTTCACCAGTGTGATTGCTGCTTCTACCTGCCACGGGGAAGGGACACGGCCAAGATAGTGGGTACGGAAAAAATCAAAATCTTCTAAGCCCCTTTTGGCGTTGTCGCATAACTGGTCGTGTGGGACAGCCGATGGAAGGTCAATGGCATCCATGAAGTTGTTATGTGCAACAGATTGCCTACCGCCAGATCCTGCACCTGAAGACACCTTATGTGCCGCTTCTTTACGGTTCGCTTCTAACAGTCGAGCCTTCTTCACCCAACGTGAACCCGTGTTGTAATGCACACCAGTCTCAGCACACGCATCTTTGATGGTGCGCCCTGCTGCGACTAACGCAAAAAACTTTGCTTTGTCCTGAGGCGGGACAGCTCTTTTAGTTCCCATACACCACTACAGCAGAAGGGAACGGGGCAGCGTTAGGTCCATCATTAAACTTTAACCTCCCACGAATAAAACGGATATCAGAAGCAAATGGTATTACATAATCATGCCACCATGCCGTATCAGTACGTGCCGGTACAAGAGCAACAATGCCACACCCACGAACAGATTCCTGTGCTGCTTTAGCCATGAACTTGCCGATACCTCGACCATACGGCGGATTCATAAATACATACCCCCCCCCACAATCTTGCAACCAGTCTCGCACTAAACAATCACGGCGTTCAAGATCTGGATGGTCAGGCCCATACCAGTTATCTGCTACAAGAGTTGACTCAGAAACAGCGCAAGCGTCTAACACAAAAGAAAACTCTGTATCAAGTTTCTTATAAAACGGTGTAGGAGTACGCCACGTCAAATCAATAGACGACAACGCCACACCAGAATAAAAGTTTTCCATCACCCCTCCAGTAGCAGATCCTACCACTTAACTTTATTAGCCCAATACGCCGCAGACATCTTACCTTTAGCGATGTTCTTCGCATGACGAGCTTTGAACGCTTTATTACGGGCAGAACCATCCGGTGAACCCTGCACCCCTTGCTGACCAAACCTGATCAACTTCACAGTTGACCCCTCCTTAGCCAACACAGCATGAGACTTTTTTGCACCAGGAGTCCGTTTCGGTTTGTTATAACCAGCAAACTTCTCGCCTCGATACTCAATAGCCATGTTGCAAATAGTAACAGATGTGCTACACTCACACTGCAACAGAAAAGAACTCCCACGCTGGGAAGCGTCAGAGAGAGCAAGGCTGTACACCACTTGCACGGTGCGGGGCATTTCACACACGGAAACGTGGGTCGATGTTTCCTGCAACCAAGAAGTACCCAAGACCGAACCTTCCCCTGTTGCGTAAGAGAAACAAGCAGCGTGAACAAACGTCAACTGTTCGTGAAAGAAAAGACTTTCTGGTGTCGGCTAAAAGAAATTGGCTACGGCGACCAACCACAATCGTGGTGAACTGTGGGGGAAGACCATAACCGGAGACTAGATGATCAGCCACGCAGACCTTTTACTACCGCCCTTGCTTCGCTGCGGTTGGTCACACAGAAGACACGGCTAACGTCGAACCACCAGCTCGGCCCAGATGTCCACTTTTCTTTTTTGCCCTTTTTTCTTTTCCAGCATTAAGCCCGCCACCTAGAGTGTTCAACCACCACACACAGTCACCAGACCAGACACCACACAAAAAGAGTGAGTCCGCAGCGATCCGCTAATACAGTACCCCCCTACCGGCGGGCCTCGGTACACCCCCAGTTGAGGGTCGCAAGCAGAAAATTACATAACAAGCATTATGGGCGGCGATAATCACCACCGATCACGGGCTAGGCACCCCCACCCCCACCCCCCTACGGGCAGAAAAAAGACAGGGGTACGGTTGTCGAGTGACGTGGCCGGCGATCCGCCTTGACTGTTGTCGAGTTGTCGAGTTGTCGAGTTGGTGGCCGTTCTCGATAGTGTGACGCATGTCACGTTGGTTAGTGCTTGACAAGTGTTAGACAGTTGCCCCATAATCCCTGTGCCGGCATTTCTGCCGGCCAACTAGAAAGGGGAAACTATGAACACTGATGATCGCTATCGAGTAACGGTGTCGAGTGATTGGTTCCACATTTACGAGTCATCAGGCATGGCCGATGAGTTGATCAGTGATGGGTTAGTAATCGAAAAAGAAACTAAGACCCGCACTACTCTCAACCTGTCTGCCGGTCACCTACGTTTCTTTATTGACGACATCAACCGCAACGTCGAATGGTGCGAACTCGAGGCCAGCGATAAGGCACGGTGGATTAGGTCGCTTGCTCGATTCGAGAACGCCGACCTAATCGAGGAACAATGGCAGCGTGACACCAACGGCGAATGGGGGTGTATCTAATGAGTGCCGCATACCTACCCAACAAGGGTCAAGGCCGCATCACTTACCGCATCGACAACAGTGGCCACCTGTTCGACACTTCGCTAATCCGTTGGGAGATCATACGGGGCTATGTGTTCGCCACGCCGGTGGCCGTCGAGAGCTGGTCATATCGCCTATGCGCCGCTGGTGATGTTGTCCGTTATTCCGTCGAGAACGGCGGCGATCATGGAACAGGTAACTGATGCGAACCGATGAGATAGACCTACATTCCGCCGTATTAGAGGACATAGCGCAAGAGCATGAGGACATTCCATTGTGGATTATCGCTAGAACGCTTACGGCGTTGTCTAATGTTCTTTCATCTAATGGGTTGGCCATTATTGACGACGACGGCGGGATAATCGAGTTATGACCTACGCCGCAACGCTTGACAACTGTCTAACGGTTGTTCTAGAATCTCACCAAACAGAAAGGGGCAACTAATGCCGGTAATAGCAAACATTAGAACAGAACAGGCCGATGGCACCGCAACGCCGCACCAGAAAGTGATCGGTGACGCCACACTTGCGGAGCGTTTCGCCGTTGCCATCATCGGAACAGAAACGGCCTATGGAATCGTGACCTATGTGTCACTGTTCGACAGCGACACGGCAACGTCACTAGGGGAATGGGAACACTAGACCCAGATCGGGCGGGGTTAGACCCTCGACAGGTTCGCCACCTGTCCGCCCACTATGCCCAACGGGGCAGAACCGCTACGGCGGGCAAATAGAAAGGGGGCGGGCGTAATGTCTGCTTATCAGGTAAACAAGGACACCATCGATCTAATGGTGTCCGTAATAATCGAATGGGGAAACGGCCTTAGGTCTCCGTGGGGTTACTCATACGGGGAACCGCCGACAGATCCAGAGCTTACGGAATGGCTAGAAACTCACACGGGGTTCTATATGTTCCGCACCGACCACACAACCGCCGATGCGCTTGGCCGTGAACTAATCGCCGCCAATGTGCGAAGCCTCACCGCCCGTTATAGCGACGGCTTGACTATGTGCGGGTACTTGCCCGATGATTACACCTGGCGACGGGTCACCACCGACCAAGCAACCGCTGCCCGTGCTATGGGTGCGGTCAAGTGTTACCGCTACCAGGCTTGTGAGTTTGACGGGTGGCGGGGTTCTTTTGCCGATGAACTCTCGCAACGTTGCCTAGACCGGCTAGTAGATATTGTCTCGGATGGTTGGGATTATGAACGCCCCGCCAACCGTGGCACTGTTGTTTCTATCTTCGACATGGCGACGGGGGAGGCGTAACGATGGCAACGTACTACCGCTATTTAGTCAAGGCCGACACGGTCAAGGGTTACACCTATTGCGGGGGTATCTACTGCCCCGACTGCTGCCCGCCGTCGATCACGGGCGGGGCCGATGACCCTAACCCTATTTTCGCTAGTGATGACTATTCCGGCGACTGTTGCGATGAGTGCGGGCGGGAGGTTCGCTAATGGCCACCTACGCATTAGAGGCTAGAACCTGGTTCGATAAGACCTACGGCAACACCTACTATTCCCTACGCATCACGGGAGAGGGGCTAGACCTAGTTGTTCCTATGACCTACGGCCACGGGACTCTTACGTTCCGCCACCGTGCCGCCACGGAGCTAGGTCTAGAGTGGGGCGCACTGTCTCACGATGAACGGCGGGAAATGTTCCCTATCACGGAGTACGCCGTACCCCGTAGGCGTGACCTACACAAACTAGAAACGGGGGCGTAGTCATGTATGAGGATTACCGATACAACCCAGATCTAATGGTACGCAAGCGGGTAGGCGGTTGGCAGCTCCAATGGCACCCGTCTCGCCCTGGCCTATGTTGGGCTATTCCCGAATACCTAAAGACGTTCCGCCGGTGCGAGTCGGCGGTCATGTATGACGACGGGCGGCTAGGTTGGGACACTCAGTACGGCGTACCGCAATATGTCAAGAGCAAGGTGGCGGCGTTCATAATCGACTGCCAACAGAAACACAACACAACAACAGAAACAGAAAGGGGTTAGCGATGACCGACTACAACGGCCAACAGTGTCCCGTATGCGGTGACACTATGACCACGGGACACTCAAACTATGTGCCCGTATGGAGCGATCCGCATGACGATGTCGTGTGTATCCATTGTAAAGAAACAACAGAAAAAGAAAGGGGTTAGAGATGACTAGCCAACACTGCAGCGAGTGCAACTATCACCTAGACGGTTACGCCGATCATGAAACCGTGTGCGGGGCGTGTTTCGTTATTGCTACGTGGCAGAACACCCACGAATTAGCAGCAATAACAGAGCAACTTTCCGCCACATATCGCCAACTAGAAACGGCACTAAACCGTCTCGACACTCTCGACGGGGCAGGCCGTAGCGGGTACGGGCGCAAGCTTGACCAGGTGCGGTGGTTGTTGGGTGATCTCATAGCCGACATGACCCCAACAACGGAACCGGCAGATATTGACGGGGCGGGAGCGTTCACAACAGCAGCCGAGAGGGGGCAGTGATGAAAAATTACCGAGTGACGTTTGTAGGTGAGTATTACACCCTTACAACAACAGTGTCGGCAAGCGATGAGGACACCGCCGCCGCTAATGCGGAGGAGTTTCTATCGGAACATTACGCATTTGATCTGGCTAACACATACCACGACATCGAAACAGAGGAGGTAGAGCAGTGATGAACTACGACAACGCACAAGTGTGGTCTGTTTGGGTTGGTGGCAGTGAGGTGAACTCTCACTATGTCACTAAGACAGAGGCGCAACGGGTAGCTAAGTGGTGGAAACAACAAGGTTACCGAGACGTAGCAATCCGGCAGGAGGTTTGGTGATGAAACACGGAGCTTTCCTTATCCCGCCTCACGGGTTGCGCCGTGTCTGGCGTGTCGAGTATTACGACAAAGGCAAATATCTAGGCCGCCACAACTACGCCAAGCAACGCCACGCCCTAGCAGAAACCAACCTTTATAACATCATCACCAAAGGAACCAACCAATGAGAACAGAACAAGAGACAACCCAAGACGATCCGACAATGTTTGGACATTGTGACCATTGTGGCGGCACCTACCTACTAGGTAGCGATGACCACAACGGCGAAACCGGCAACCATTACGAGTGTGAGGTGACAGCGTGATACCGAACAGCGACCACCTACTAATCCAGGTAGCTATCATCGCCACCCCGCTAACCATGATTATCGGAGGCATGATCTACGATGCCGTGCGGGTCATGCGTCGAGAGCAACGTGCAGCGAGTCAAGGCCGACACCCCTCACGCAAGAGGGGCTAGGCCGTGGCTACCACTATCCTCTTATCGTGCGACAAGTGCGACGGGCAAGCGTTGTACCCCGTGACCGGAACAACAACCGATGCACGGGTAGAACACTTTCGCCACGGTTGGGTTGTCATCGAGACGGTGCCAGGACAGATAACAGACCTCTGCCCCGTGTGCAGCAACCGTGACCCCGACTACTACATAGCGGAGCCGTTCTAATGCGGTGGCTACGGTTAGCAAAGGAACGCCCGCCCAAAGACCTACGGCAACCCAACCCAAGAGGGAAACTAGGCCGATCTGGTTGGGTCATCGTGCAGGAAACCATGACCGGCGTACCGTTCCGTTGGTTCTGCTACCACAACAGCGATGTCTGGCGGTGGAGTGGCAACCCCGCACGGGCGGAAGTGTTTCCCACCAAGCAAGCAGCTGTCGAAGCGGTGGAGAACTGTTCGGTGCAGTATCGGAGCGTGTACCAGATCCGCAACCTAGAAACGTAGCGATATGCTACCCTTGTAATCGACCCCGCCTGGCGTTCCCCCTTCCGCCAGGTGGGGTTTTTACTTTCTCCACCTAATCGGTTGGGCGACCCGCACGTGTTGATCTCTTTCTTTCGGGGTCATGTTCCCCCAATAGCCCTCTCGACGGCCTGTCTCCGCCTCAAACGCAAGCTGGTAGGTCAAGCATTGGAGCGTGACCGTACAGGCATCGCAGTATTGTTTCGCTGCTGCCCAATGCACCCGTCGAACATCACCGGAGGGGATTTCTGGAAAGAAGATGTCGGGGCGGTTCACGCCGTGGCAGGCACCTTTGGTTTTCCATGTGTCGTCGTGTTGTTTAGCCACGGGGCGACCTGTTACTTAGAATCGGGGCGACCTTCAGGGTACACCCTCACAATCGTGATGCAAGGGTCGTATCCTTCGTCGAATTCGTTTGATTCTTCTTCTGTCATTGGTGTGCCGTCGTGGGTTTCACAGACGATAGGGGAACAGAAACCTTTTCTATCCCCTGTTGAATCCATTCGTGGATGTCCATCAGAATGGTTGTTCGTCGTCAATCAAACGTGCATTAGGAAAAACATTCCCAACCTGTGCCATGACCTTCTCTGTTTGATCGGCAACCCATGCGTTCCAACGGCAAGACACACCAACCTCATCAGCAATCAACTTCACTGACTTACCTTTGGTGCCATCTTTCTTCGTGAACTCATCCTGTTCATAGCGACCAGCGATAATCACAGTCGAACCTTTGGCGATGGTGTTAGCGGTGTTCTCTGCAAGCTTGCCGAACACAGTGATGTTGTGCCATGTGGTTTTCTTCTTGTCATCTTTGCCGTATGTGTCAGCAACAGAGAACGTAAGAACAGCCATGCCGCCTGGTGTGTATCGCAACTCAGGATCTTGACCGACCTTACCGGACACGGTGATGTTGTTACTCATTGGGATTCCCTTCTTTCTGTAATGGGATTACTCTGCCAGCTTTCTTATGGCAGATGTGTGTTGGTGGGTGAACCACCGCTACGAACAAGGTTACTGCAATCTTGCAACTATGGCAAGACCATTTTGTTTTTCCTGATACGTCGACAGGCTCGACATTCTCTGCCGCCGTTGCGTTTTGTGTATGTGTTTTCTTGCGTGTATTCATGTCCGTGGGGGCAGTGTGTTTTGTTTGCATAATAGTGACGGCCTCTGTCAACAACATCTCTCATGTTGTCGGATTGGGTTCCGCCTTCTAGATGGTGTGGGTTGCAGCATCTTCGGTTGTCGCATTTGTGGCGTACCACAGGGGGTGTTTCGTAGGTGGCGATGTAGTGGGAGAACCGGTGTACTGCACGGTGTTTCCCTGCTGCATAGAACTGTCCGTAGCCGTCTCCACGCAGGGATCCTTGCCATTCCCAACAGTCTTCAGGGTTGCCGATAGCAACTTTCGCCCAGAATCGTGTTGTGATTTTGTACAGAAATGTTTCCATGTCTGCCCTTCGGTTCGCCCCGCCTGTGGAAACCTTAGCATCTGTACTTCCAGCGTTGAACCTTTGGGTGTCGGGATTTGCAGACCAGATCTTTTAGTCCCATACAGTTAGCTTTGATAGCTCCCCATCCCCACGGTCCGACAGGCCACTTGTATTTTTTGCCTTGCCAGTGTCCTTCCCATGCGATGTTGTCCACGATGCGGGCTTGCTGCAGGGAGTTCAGTCCTTTGGCGGATGAGGTGTTAGACCAGCGTTGCCAGGTGCCACGGGCTATGCCGAACATTCCTGTGTAGGTGCGGGTCGAGTGGTTGACGTTGCTACCGGTTTCGCATTGTGCGAGTCTGCGGTAGAAGCCCCACGGCATTACGAGTTCTTCTCCGTATGCGTTGGTTGTGTTGGTTGGTGCTAGTACGGATATTGCGATGATGAGTGTGAGTGCGAGTTTTCGCATTGGTTTTCCTTTCGACAGGGGACAGATCAGCTAGGTTTCATGTGCCTCCTCAGGGGTATTGTTAAACGCATTAGACGATTCTAACCGTTCTAAAACACCAGCGAGTCCGTAAGTACCTGGGAAGATGTCATCCAACTGATCACCTGGTTCCCATCCAAGCATGGCAATAACCCATTCAAAGAACTTGTCAGGCTTTGCGCCCTTCAAACCTTTACGCATAGCGATAGCGCAAGACAGCCAATCACGGGTCATTGGCCGTCGATGTCTCATATCACGCCCCCCCCTAAAGATGACGGGTTCCCATGCGTATTGAACAGAAACATTGACTCGTATCTGATGAAATGTTTTTGTCCATGCAGCAACACGTACATCTTCGGGACAGACAGGGAGAATCCAAGCAAGGTCTTTGGGGTTGCAGGACAATGCCCAACCATCTGGGTATTCGTCTGTCAATCTTTGGATAAGAAGAACGTGTGCTTCTTTGCTGTCGTACTCCGATGCGTTATCGTGATGTTCGGAATATTTTGATTTACCGTTACCCAAGTATGGTGGGTCGGCGTATGCAAACTTCATGTTTGCCCCTTTCTGTTTTACAATTAGGTCAGTCTAGCCTGAAGATCACACAGGCAGATATCGGCACAGCGATAAACAACTCACCCGTCGTGAACTTCGTGTTCTTCTCAACCACCGGAGCAGCACGTAACGCTTGCTCATCAACAACCAGAACACAGGTTCTTTCGTCGTTCAGCATGGTAAAGAAATGATTCCAGCCGATGAACTTCTGTTTGCGGGCAGAGAAATGCACAGTCCTGTAAGGAAACTTATCCCCTTGCCAGTTATGTTTCACCTCAACCTCAAACCCGAAATCGTCACCGTCACGGGTGGCCAGCACATCAATGCCGTACAGGTCAGGGTTCACCCAAGCTGCAAACCTGTTTGTTTCTAACCATTCGATGATCCGGTATTTAGCGTTGTCATCTGCTTCGTACTGGTCAGCATCAAATGGTTTTCCAGCCATCGCTAGTCCCCGCAGTATCTGCCTGGTGGGTACACAACTTTGGGGTCTGCTGTGCCTTGATTAACCATGTCCACTACGGAACGAACAGTTTCATCTACCTGTTGGGCGAATGTTTTTTCAGGTTGTAATGCTGCTAACTGCTGTTGCAGTGCGTCACGTTCTTCTGTGACCCGCATCAACTCGACCTGTAGTTCACGGATTGTTGCGTCTTGTTCTGACACTTTCTCCTCCAATGCTTCGATTAGTTCTTTGCTCATTAGAATCCTGCTTCCTTCATTAGCCATACGATCCATTCAAACGGCATGATTGCATACCAGTTACCTGGGTCTGTGGTTCCACGCTTCTTCGCTACGACACAACCAGTGGATGCTTTAGCGTTGACAGCTTCTGCTTCTAGTTCTTTGATCCAGCCAGCCAAATCCATTTTGGCGTGGTTCTTCACTTCAAACACGATAGGCCCGCATCCGGTGATGTCGCCTTTGTCAAGTGTTCCTGTCAAGGCACGGCGTTCAGCGTATGGGAATCCGTTTTCTCGTAGGTATTTGGCAACGGCTGTTTCGGCGGCTGTGCCTTTTTGCTTTTGCTTACTCATCAGATACCTCCACAGATGAAAACATTTTGTAATACTCGTATGTCTCACCCGTTTCTTCATTGATATGCAGACATAGTTCCTTGCGATGGGACCAGTTACCAACAATCTTGAAGCCTTCTTTAGTGGCCCGAAAGATAATGTCTCGTTCAATAGTTTCTAAAAACTGCTTCTGTATTTCTTCTGGCACCTTCATAGAAATGTCGGTTGTCGCACCGTATCTCTTACTCATTATTCACCACTTATCTTCCTCTGTATTTCTTTCATTTCATTGGTGATTGAATAAAGGTCGCTTCCCCATACATCACAGATGTGTGTCAGTATCAGTCGTAGGCGTTCTATCTCATCGGCTGCTTTACAGTTGTCGCACTCCACAAGCGCAATAGAACGAACATTCACGCAATCTGTTATGTCGCAGTTTTCCCGTAGTCGGGTCACAATGTCATCAGTCATTAGGCTTTCCCTCTTTCTTTTAGGCCTTTGATTTCATCGTCATAAGCATGAATACCGCACCAGTCCTGCTCGTAGTCATCACAACTACAAATTTCTCCATACTTATCCACAAGTCTGTACAGGTAATGGGCAATCCTTTCCCACCTAATACGCTCTGCCCGTAGGCGTTCAATCTCATCAACTGCATCACATAGACGGCAGTGAGGGTCGTTACCACACCCACGGTTATCACACGCCACTTCCCGTAGTCGGGTCACAATGTCATCAGTCATGCTTCTTCTTCTCCAAATTATCAATTACAGAAATCCAGCCAATGTGAAACTCATCCCAATCAGTTGTTGTTATTGATATAAGCGGGGCAACTAGATTTTTCAAGTTTGGGTTCGCTCCCAACCATTTATCCCAATCTTCTATTGGTGTATTTATGTCGTCAGTCATAACTGAAACACCCCCTGTAAAAGTCTTGACCCCAAATCTCAACAGGGTGGTACCCAAGCTTTACGCACATACGGTCAGCCGAATACAACTCGATACCTTCCTTCCACCAACGGTCAATAGATTTACGGCCCACAGCATCAGTGCGGTTATCTTTACGCAACCGATCAACAAACACCTTGCCATCCAGTCGAAGCGGATACGTTCTATCACGCCGCCTTTTCAACTTGTACAAGCTGTTATCCCGTACACATTCCTCACACCGGCACTTATATTTCAGATAGGTGTTGCGGTTGTGTTTCAGTCCAGATTCCACCATGACTTCTGCTTCCCTTCCCATTTACGGTAATACTCCTGAACCCACAACGGGGTTCCTTTCTTCGGTTGCAGCAACGCAACAGCGTGTGCCAACCCGTTCATCATCTGACGTAGATCCTTCACTTCTGCTTCTAACTGTTTCACTTGAAACTTCAGCAAAGTAATCCGGTCTTCCAATCTGTCTTCCTTATCCATGTCTAGCACCGAACCAAATCCCAAGGATCAGGATAAAGCAGGTGAACATGATGAACTGTAGGAAATCAGCCATTTACTGCCTCCCTAATTATGATTTGTAATTCTTCTTTTTCTTCTTTACTCAGCAATAAAGACAAAGGCATAAATTTTGTTGCAATTCTTACACAACTCATTTTCCACATAAATTCTTTTTGACGCAGCTGTTCAATCTCATCGGCTGCTTCGTTCATAATCACATCTGGTATGTCTCCATCACGCATGAAGTCATAACCCCGTAGTCGGGTCACAATGTCATTGCCCATTAGCGAGCCAACTCCTGCTCCATAGCGTGACGCACCAGGTCACGAATCAACTGTGAACGCTTCACATTACGAGCCTCACATAACAGACCGATCTCCTCTAACTGCTTAGGGGTGACACGGATACCAATAATGTGCGCCGATGCCTCTGATGCTTCGGGGTCAACGGTTCTTTTGTTAGCCATTAGAGAGCCTCCGAAATCTTCTTGTAGGCGGCACGAAGCTTGACAAGATCTGCTTCTGTCCATGTGTCTTCAGCACCAAGGCCAGCATCAAACGCCACCTTGTCGGGGTCAATGCCACGTGCTTCACAGGCAGAACGGAACTGGTTCACCTGGCTAGGTGACAACAGCTTGTACGGGTTATGCTTAGATTTATCCGCATCCACAGGCTTGTCTGCTTCTGTGATTTTGCCGGTCTTCGGTGCGGTTGGTTTCATCGCAGGCTTCGCTACTGGTGCAGGCTTGTCGATGTCATCCCACTCTTGCTTAGTCCACAACGACAGACACACACCGAAACGCATAGCAGCGTTACGCAGGAAGTCTGATGCGAGTTCTTTCAACAGGTCAGGCTTGTTGTGTGCAACAGAGCCGATACCCAATCGGCGTACACCGTGAACAGTCAGCCATCCAGCCATGTGTGCCATGCCGTTCTCGACACGGTATGCAGGCAGGCCGTCAGTATCAAACGCCACTGGTTCCCATGACCAACAAGAGTCAATCTCAATCAGCATCTTTGTAACATCGGCATGACCAACAAAGTCAAGTTGCATCCCACCCTTAGGTAGTTTGCCGACGATGCGTGGATCTGGTACGCCGTACTTGTTTAGGACTTCATCGAGTCCTACTGTTTTCTTTTCCATTACTTTTCTCCCTTCACGAGAAAGCTACGTGTTGTTGTTGTTTTGGTGAACTGGCTGTGCAGTTCGGGGTACGCTTCCTTAAACGATTTAGCGTCAAAGGTGCTGCGTTCTTGTGCCTTCCAAGTGGCAACTGTTGTACCGTTGATGGTAGCGGTGTCACACTCGCCAATCAACTCACAAATCTGAGATTTCAAATCATCTTCCAACTGCTTATACGAATCCAGTTCGCTACGCACATGACGCAGACGATCAAACAATTCAGCAGCAGTCTCAGGTAACTCCTGAATCTTGCTCACACTTTTCTTGTAGCGGGTAGCTGTCGTTTCATACGACCACTTCACACCAGTAGGCATCATGCCTAACTCGATAGCGTTCAGCCAAGCTTCAACAGCAGAGATATGTTCAGCCATTTCAGCCGGTGTAATCACCTGCTTATGCAGATGCAGAATCATTGACGGATCAAAGATTGCCCACAGCACCTCATCCGTGTCTGCACAGATGGCCTGTTGAATACCTTGGATACGCCAATAGTCAGGCAGTTGACCTTCCCATTTACGGGTGGTGGTTTTGATTTCCAAAATCATGCGGGTGTCACCGTCTTCGTAATACCCGTCAAGTGTGGCGACCATACGTGCGCCGTTCGGTGAATCAGCAGCAAACATTTCTTCAGGTGTGATGTACGGAACACCAATCTTGTCTGCTGCCCATTCCAACACGAATGGTTCAAGACGGTTGCCACGCTCCATAGCAGGGTTCGGAGGGATAGGGGTCGGTGCTACGTCACCCATTAACTCTGCTGCGTATGCGTCTTTCTTGACGAATGGATGCAACCCGTAGATCGCTGCCACCGCAGATGCGGATACTCGTTTGTTGCCGTGTTCGTCACGGAACCGGATGTTCAGCCAGTCTTGCCCGCCGTGTTCGGGTTTGTTGATGCGGTAACGATGTAAAGCCATTGGCTTCCCTTCTGTTTGGTTGTGTTATACGGAACAATACAGACAGGGTGTGTCAATGTCAAACAGAAATATCAGAAATAGTTTTCAAGCTACGCACCATGCCAACAGGGATGTGAAACGGGTGGATTCCTTCGCCTTCGTGGTATGACTGCCACACAGTCACATGATCTTTCTTACCGCCAGGTGCGTCAGCAGGGACAAGGAACCCGACAGTTTCGACAATCACTTCGCCTTCATCTTCGTATTCTTCAAGTGACAACCAGCCACCTTCGCCAGCGTGTGCATCGGCCCAACGAATCAAAACAATGGCGTACTCATTCTTCTCCATCTGCTTCTCCTTCGGTGCGACACTGCGGGCAGTTTTTACCTTCAGTCACACTCCATCCGTAGTCACAGTTGGGGCAGGTCAGCCAGTTCTTCGGTGCGGTCATGCCCGAATATTAGTCCCGTTTCAGGCGACTTTCTTTCCCTTATGTAGCAAGGCTTCCAACCGTTCAACAGCACGGATGAACTCGTCATGGTCAGCCGGTGGCACTACCACTTTGACGAGATACTTCAACAGGATTTCAATGTCGGCGTGTGTCATAGGACTGCCAACAATAGCATCAACGTGGGCGTGTGATGTGATCCTCAACTGTTGTTAAACGCTTCTCGATACGGTCAATCGCATCACGCATAGAAGTACCACCGTTGTTCTTCATGTTTGATTCAACGTGTGTAACAGCGTGTTCGATTCGTTGCGCCCACTTAAACATTGGATACAACACTGCACGATGGATAACACCAAGAGCAGTGACAACAGCACCTGCTGTGATGATCCATTCTGCGACAGTCATCTGTCGTCTTTGTTGCTAATGCGAACAGCTTCGCCCCATGCCATCAACAGAAAGATGGAGATACCAAGGATTGCACCGATACTCATCCAGATCAGCGCACCCACAGTTCTCATCCTGCTTTTTCAGCAGCCTGTAGTTCAGCCCATACTGCAGCGAACTTGTTTGGGTTGTCTGCCATAGCAGGTGACAGTTCAAAATGCAACCAACGCCCACCTCTGGAACCGGCGTTATCTTGGTCGTTATAAATCTTGACCGACTTCGGATCGGTACCTTCGCCACGGGAACAGCGATAGCCACGACCCCACCCAGGTTTTCCGTCTTCTTTGTCGGCATCAAAGGCATAATCATGTGCTTCTTCAAGCCCTAGTGCAGCACTGTTCTTCAACATGAAATGCCACAGTTCCATCGCCTTTGTGCGGTTACTGTACCCCAAGTCGCAGGCCCTGCCAGTGGCGTGGACTGATAGCCAGCGTGGGTCGCCCTTCTTGGCTTTTGGGTTGTTCATTGAACGGTTCACAAACCCACCAAGATTGGTCAATCCGTATTCCTTCATCGCCAACTGCATGAACTTCTTTGTGCCTGGTCGAAGACCTGTACGTGAAAGTCCGTCACTGTTACCTGTGTACTTGCGTGGCATTATGGCCTCCTAAGAGAGATTGACATTAGATCAACAACAAAGAATATGAGACAGATTAGCAGAGATATAATCTGTAAAGCACCGGATAATGTAAGGATGACGATGATCATTCCTGCGAGTGTCCAAGCCGCACCCATCAGGTGACGTACTAGACGGGACAGGACACGACGACGCAGGGAATGTGGGCCGTTACCGAGCAGACCGATGAGATGAGTCGAAGCGACTGGTTCTTCAGCGTCAAACACAACAACGATTTCGTTGTTCAGCAAAGCTTCTTCGCCTACCTCTACCCCGATGACAGATCTGGAGAACTCTGATACTGCAATGGCGTATTTCGGTAGGGCTTTGTCTTCTTCAAACACAATGTACGAGGTGGGTGCTTTGAAGACGCTACGAAGGAATCTCTCTATCATCGTCTTCTCCCGTTTGTTGTACTGCTTGTGGTGGATACCCCCGTGGCTGAGATTGTAGCAACAGCCGCTATTTGTACGATGGCAACTGCGACCACGGTTCGGCGTTGTTCTTCGGTGGCGGTGAGGGTGATTTGGATCGGCCCGATACCTACCTTGCGGGTATATGTTTTACCATTCTGATTCGTCGTCTCCTGAGTCGGGGCTATCGAGGTGCTGGTCGTCGTCTCTGTCGTCGTAGGAACGCTTAGAGATGCCTCTGAGACGGTTGTAGAGGTAGAACCAAGGATCGTCGTAAGGGTCGTAGTCGATGAAAGAGTCGATGTAGGTATCTGACGAGGCAGAGAAGTTGAAGATGATGACTCCGTAGAGGGTGACAGGCTCACCGGAATCGTCGAACTCGGCGGAGTCGTAGTCGGCTGGAGTGAAGTCGATGTCGTCGTGGGCGGGTCGGGCAGTGTCGTCGTAGTGCTGGACAATATCAGCGAACTGGTGGTAGATGGCTCTGTTGTAGGCGGCAGAGTGTTCATCGTCGTCGTGGTTGTCCATACCTCAACTGTACTAAAAGCAGATGCAGGGATTATCTCCCAAGTTTCGTCAAGCATCCAATACAGTTTCACCCACGCTGCCCCACCGTTCTCGTAGTACCACAACAACATTTGTTTTGGGACACCGTATTCAAACGACACAGGTTCACTGACTGTTCCACCGCCACCTTTATCAAACCAGTCGTAAGTGACAAGGGTGTTGTCTAGATACAGAACAGTTCCGTCATCGGCTTGTGTCATGAACCTGACATCACATGTGCATGGTGCAGTGAGATACGAGTCGTATCGGACAACGAAATCTTCATACATATTGAACAACGGTTGACGATCAAAGTTCTGATCAACTTGTGCAACTTGTGTCGTGCCAACTATCGGTGTTGTCGGCGGTAACGGCGGGGCGTTATTGAAACCACGGTTGTTGAAAACCGTGACCGTAATACCAGGGTTCGGTGTTGCTTCTGATGTGGCGGCGAGGAATAAGACCGATACACCGATTAGCAGTAAAGCGTATTTAGCCTTCCGACTTGTCACGCTTCACACCGAAAGCAGCATCTACTTCGTGTGCTTCAAGCTTGCCATCCAATGAGGCTTTGGCGAGGTTGACGAGAACATCTGCGATGGCGTGGAAACCACCGAGAGCAGCCGAGTACCACAGTGGGATTTGTACGTCGGTGCCTACTGAGTTGATGATGCTGGAGCCTGTGATGATGGTAAGGCTCGACATGATGAACAGGGCCACGATTCGGGCTGATACATCTTTGGCAATCTTCAGTGACAACATGGGGTTCTCCTCTTGGGGTTCCCCTCCGATGTTGAAGTGTATCAGAAAGTCACTGAACCTGAGGAGTTAGTCACGGTAATAGACGGGTAGGTTATCTGCTGGAAATACTGGATGTAGTTAAATGCTTGAATGGTCATGGAAACATCTACAGATATAGATGATGTTGTTAGTCCACCATTGGCGTTGCTTGTGACAGACGTGGTGAACCCATTGGCAGCAACGGTGGCGGTTTTGTACGCCAACCACAGTTCACCCGTATCAACTATGTAGGTGCTGACACCGGAAACTGTCGGGGTTTCATCCCATACCTCAACCCATGATCCGCCTGATTTGACGAACACGGACAGTGGGCGTTTCCAAGAACCATCGTGTCTAGCCCAAAACTTAGACCAGCCCTTCCAAGAACCAGCGTCTCTAGCTTGTGGGTTCTGTGAACCGACCTTCGGCATTAGACAACCTTCACCCAAATGTCGCCGTTCTTACCGCCACTAGGGTCAGAGGTGGACACCGTTACTTGTGGGACTGTGGAGTAATCCAACTTGGCGTTGGTGACATTGGCATCCGTAATCTTGGCTGTGGTAACAGCGTTAGAAGCCAAGTCATCAGCAACGATGGTGCCGTTCACGATGTTCGCAGAAGCAACAGTGATGCCTGTTGGCAGTGCGCCTGTCGCCAACTTGGACAAGTCGATAGCAGCAGAGGCGTTGATGTCAGCATTGACGATTGCACCGTCAGCGATTTTGCCTGAGGTAACAGCACTGTCAGCAATCTCGCTAGTGCCTACAGCACCAGTGGCAATCTTGGCTGAAGTAACAGCATCGTCAGCGATACCGCCCGTAGCGACCTGACCCCACGATGGGTCAGTGCCGTTCGTCTTCAACACCTGATCAGCAGACCCCACAGCAAGACGGGTGAAACTAGAAGAACCGTGATACACAATGTCACCACGGGTTGTGTAGGTAGCAGTCAACTCGTTCGCTTCGTCAGCATCAATAGCTGTGAACACCGGATAAATCGTGCAACCAGACGCATGGTTCTGATCCGAAGTGTCATCCACACCACGGGTAATCGACGAAATACTGGTACCCGAAATAGAACCGATAAGAATCTTTTCCTCAGATGACGTGCCAGGGTCAACAACACAGTAGAACGGACCTGAAGTGGGCCAGCCTGTATTGGCTGAGATGGTGGCTGATGTGGCACCAGCAGACAAGCCAGCCGAAATTGTGGCGGGGGTGGCGTTGCCTTTGTATTTTCTGCGTGTCTTAGCCATGATGCTCCTATTCGGTGACCGTTCTCATAATAACAGTTGCGGTTCCTTCCCATAGCCAGTTCAGGTTGGTGGCATCAAGAGCCTGCCATTCGACATCTTCAACGATGACGGAGTAGGTGTCGCCTTTTTCTTGGTAGGTGATGATGCGTGGGTTCGCTACAAGGTTGTCAAGGATGTCTCGTTCAGCTTCAACATCCATGTAGTAGTCCTTGCCGTGGACATTCAAGGTGGAATGAATCAAGACGGGGACACTGATGAGACGGGAACGGGATGGTGCTGCATAGGCACGTGCCATCCAACGGGTCAAGGTTGGGCCTGTTGTGGCGGATTGACGGGTCAGTGTCAACTTGTAGGAGGCTTCAATGAACTTGTCTTCAGGGGCTAGGAAGGTGTGTTCCGTGTCTGCCTGATCTGAGTGGGTGCCGATGCTTTCGTATTCACCTGATTCAAACGAAACGGAAGTAGAGACAGAACCGACGAGTGGTTGTACACGGATGTCGAATCGTGGGGCGAACTTGCGATCTGGGATTCCCCAACGGTAGATGCCTGTCTCGATAGAACCTGAAGTGACAAGGTTCCCTGTGTCTTCAGCGATGACACCGACACCTGACACTACGAAGCAGTGCTTGTCGTTGAAGGTGACAACATTCAACACGTCTGCTGTGGAGCCGTACATTAGGTCGGTAGCGAAAGCGGGGGTGTTCGGGGCGATAAAGGTGGACAGGTCTAAACGGCCTAACCCTGTTGATTCACCGTCATAGTTTGACCATGTGAACCAAATGAACCTGTCGTTGGATGAAAACTTTTTGACTGATCCTGAAGTGGGGATGATGGCACCAGCAACAAGGTTGTTTTGTGAGTCTGTCGTGCAATAACGGACACCTTTGTTTGTGCCGATAAGGATGTTACCGAGGTATCCTGAGATTGCTGTGACTACTTCACCTGTTGGAAGTTCAAGAGCAACGACACCTGAGTCAAGTGTGCCGTCTGTTTTGACGGTGATTTTATAGATAAGAGATTTCTTGCCTACATAACCTGCTGCGTACACAGCGTTTTGTCCTGTGGCTACACCGACCCAACGCCAATCAGGGTCATCTATTATAATTCTGTCTGCTGTTGTCCCTGCGCCTGCAATTTGACGCAAGTTTCGGTCATGTGCGCCAAACATGAAACCTTTAGCGAAACCCAACATATAGTAATCATTTGTTCCAGTAACAAACTTTGTGCCACTAATTGTTCCTGCTGCAACACTCGTATCAATCCTGCGTACACCGTCAGAAGGGAAAGCAAGATAGATGTCGTTACCATCGGTAGCCATAGCCTGCACGGAACCACCAGGTTCGCCAGTACAGTCAGTCCATGTAGGGCTAGAGGCGTATGGGTCTGTTGTGTATTTGACATCACCATTGAGTGAAACATAAACACGCCCGTCTTGTACAACCATGTGGCTAGTAGTAGCCGATGAAGCCAAGGACACCTTCGTACCGTTCAACAAAGACAACTGGCCTTTAATCCAAACATCCACACCCTTAGACTTGAAGAACCGATAGTCCTGCGCTGCAGCATCGTCAGAGTATTTCTGTCCCGCACCGAAATGCCACGAATTCTGACCACGCCGCCACAAACCCTGAGGACTAATCGCAGACTCGCCAGGTGCAGTCGAGTTGTCCTGCGAATCACGAACACGCTGATCAAACTGGCGTGTGAACCTACCGGAACGTGAATCAATCATGTACGGTCTGCCGTTAATAGCTACAGGGAACACATCAGGAACTAACGCTGTGGTGCCTGTACCCGTAAAGAAACTAGGCCCACCCCTGAAAGATGTCGTGAAATCAATCAGAGGCATCGGCTAATCCTTTGATAAGTATGTGGGGTACTGCCTAATAAGCTTTGCTGCTTCTGCGGTTATACGGTCACGGCGCATACGAATCAGGTTGGTGACTGATGCGGATACAGCCCCTGCTCCTACTTCATCTGCACGGCGAGTGTCGCCTTGGGATTCGGTGAAGTTACGTTTGATTTCACGAGGAGCCATCAAACGGATTTGGACACCCAAGTTGATGATGTCTTCACACGATGCGGGTAGCCCTGACTGGTTGGCTAGGTTTTGGGTTTCGTTCGTCAACGGTGTGAACGGGGCTTTATAGACGATACGAAGACGACCTGAAAGTTGGCGTTGTTCAAACTTCAAGCCGTAACTACTGGAGAAATCATCGGTGGGTAGGTCACGTAGTAGGCGTACTTTGCGGATCCAGTCGTATCGGTCTGCTGTGACACGCAGATGAACACCTACTAGGTCAATGATGTTGAGAACTGGTGGCAGGTTAATGATGTCGGATGTTCCGTTGTAGTTGAAGTCAAATGTTTTCACTTGGAACAAGCCGTGTACGGGGCTGGACAAATCCTGCAACTCGTCGTTCAACGCTTCAAAGATTTGTGATCGTGGGAATCGTGGGTTCACGGTGACGACTGCACCGGCGGTGTGGGCTGCGGCTGTGGTGCCGTTCCAGCCACGCTCTACCGTCAACGTCTTGGTACCTGCTGTTGCTTCCCAAACATAAAACAGTTCAGAGTCAATCTCAAACACTTGCCCTGCACGAATCCCGTCAAGGTCATACGTCATTACGACAGAAGTGGTCGTGGCGTTGATCGTGGCAGACAACTTGTTGCGTTGCTCGATAACACCCGACAGCAACTGTCGAAGGGTTCGGTTGATTACAGCAGTACCAGTGGACATTACTTCTTAGACTTTCCTGCCTTAGAAAGAGCGATAGCGATAGCCTGCTTCTTTTTACGGACAACAGGACCACCCTTGCCTGAGTGCAGTTCCCCTGCTTTGAACTCACGCATAGTGGCAGAAATCTTCTTCTCAGCCTTTGACTTCTTTTTGGCGGCCATTACTTCTTCTTCTTGGCCTTTGGCTTCATCCCGCCTTTTTTGGAGCCGTACTCCATCTTGCGTTCCTTAGCACCTTCCATCATTTCGTGCTTCTTACCGGACTTCATTGACTTCTTCATGCTGGCTCCTTTAATGCAGTAGCACCTGCATCATAGCCCATACCACCGTAGGTTGTTTCGTAGCCTCTCATCGGTGGGGTTGATGTCAACGGCGGCTTGACCGTATCGCTGTGCTTCATCCATGAACCCAAGATGGTAGGCGGAGATAGCCAGCAGATCATACGGGAGCCAACCCCAAGCTTCTGCTTCACATAGATAGTCGAGTGGTTTTTCTGTGATGGTGAACGCCATGTGACAGGTGTGGTAACAGGCCCGCCAATCTTCAATGTCGTAGTAGTGCTTTGCTAAATCAACCCATGATTCACGTCTGCCACGGTCTTCAGCGATGGCACGGTACAGGTGGAACTCACGGGCTTGTGGTCGCATCTTGGCGATATACCGGTGTGACGCTGCCCGTTCAGGGTTCCACATAGACAGGTCTAGGTGGTGCATGAAATGGTATTGGGCTAGTTCGTATTGTCCGTTGAAGAAGTATTCACGGGCTAGGTAGAACTGGTTGCGGTCATCACGGGGGTCTTCTTCGACTGCGAGTTTCAACAGGTCAAAGTATTGTCCACGGGATTTTGTTGGATCTGGGTGGTGGTGGATTTCTAGCCCGTCAACCCAATGTTGCTTCTCGATGATTTCAGGTTTGATGACTTCGTGTACGGGGTGTTTCCATGTGTAGCCGTGGCGGGCGTGGATTTTGTCGCCACCATAAACCAAGCCTTCGGATCCGTCAGGGTTCCATGACCACACGTATTTGTAACGGGGTCGGGTCGTGCCAGCAGGGATGGCTTCTAGGGCTTCACGCCAACCTGGTTGTAGGACTTCATCCATGTCTAGGGCGATACAGATGTCAATATCTGCGGGGAGTATTTGCAGGGCATGGTTGCGGGCTGTGTCAAAACGCCACGGGTTGAAAATGCCTTCGTGGATTTTGACTCCACAGATGTTGGCTAGGTCGACTGTTCTGTCTGTTGAACCGGTATCTAGGATCAGTCGATAGTCAGCTTCGGCACAAGATTCGGCCCAACGTGCCACGAACTGTTCTTCGTTTTTAGCGATGGTATAAACCGCAATCTTTATTCTTCCATCAACCATTTACTGTTCCCCTTTGCTTTACTAAACACTTCAAACCACGGACTGAAAACCACGGATGCTTTTTCCCAAATGATTTCAGGAACATTCCCGTCACCTGGATAATCGTGTCTAGTGTGGTGTTTATAAAAAGCAGCCTTACGCACATCAAGACTGGTTTGCTCTAGTTCTGCAATATCTTGAACATCCCAAGTTCCTGGGTTAGCATCAAGCAGAGAAGCAAGAGAAACAAATGATGAGTTTTGTTTGATGTAGACAATAAGGTCTTCTTGTGGTCCAACAGCATCTTCAGGGCGCATACGGGCATCGTCACGACCAGCGAGGAATCGAGCAATCTGCATATCGGGGTATGCGTCAATATGCCATTGTTCCAGCCCAGTAATTGAACAGAACTGTGCGGCCTTCTGCGATATAGGTTCGCTGTTGTTGAATGGATCTTGAGATACAACACTCCATTCGTAAACCAGTTTCATGCATTCGCTCAGAGTAGGTGCTGTCATTGGAGTGATGGCATTATTAACAAACTGCCACCGTTGTTCGGCGTAATTAGACCTGCGAACATAAATCAAATGTCCCACGCTTGCAACAGTCAAGATTGATTCAAAATCTAAGATGACGCTTTTCTCTTCTACTGGTCGATGATATGTACCTTCCCTATCGGGGAAAGGGAATGGGCCGTAAAACGAAACATCACAACGCCAATCTGTTTTGTCGTTAGAAGGTATGGGTTGTGAATCTGTAAAAATGAAAGTTCCCAAATCATCATTTGGGGGCTGTATCGCACAAAGATGTTGAACTCTTTCATGTGCTTGTGTAGAAATATGCTCGCTGACACCTTCGCCAATAGCCATCAAACCTTGTGCATGAACAGTCTCGGCAAGACTGCTAAACCCAACAAGGATTCTGCCATTGAACATTCTGTAAGCTCTGAAGTCTGTCCACGGATCGTTACCGGCTGGTGTTGGTCGAACTACATCAACGTGTTGACCGTATTGCTTTTTAAGCAGATACCACAACGAATGATGCTGTAATGCTTCTACGGAAAAATCTTCAATAATCATTTATGCACCGTAATATTGGAAACGAATAAGACCTGCTGTTCCGTTTCCTTGAACGGATCCTCCTGAACCAAAACCATAAAACCCTCCTGCGCTGCCATGCTGACTGTTCCAGTCGCTAGTGCCACCACCACCTGCGCCACCATTGTAACCGTAAGCTTGACCACCACTACCGCCATTTCCGCCGATTGCGCCAACAGAAGCATTTGCAGTTGCATTACCGCCACCACCGTTGATGCCTGCGCCGCCACCGCCAGCAGTGTAAGTAAATGGCACCTTGCCACCAGTGTCAGTGAATGAAGCACCTGCTCCACCGCCATAACCAGGGTTATCGCCATAGCCAACATTGCCGCCGTTAAGACCGCCAGTAGAAAGACCGCCAGTACCACCACCAGAATCAATCGAAGAAAAGTTGGATGCTGTTATTTGGGTTGTACCGCCTGTGCCACCTGTACCACCGATAGAAACGCCACCGCCACCGCCAACAACCAGTGTTAGTTGCGTATTACTGGTATTGGTGAAAGCCCGTGAAGAAACCAATCTGTAGCCACCTCCTGCACCACCGCCGAATGTTCCTGCTCCACCACCACCGCCCAAAATAAACACATTGAGAATAGACGGGACTACGGTTGACCCGCCAGTTGGGGTGACTGTTGGGATTGTTAAAGAGTAACTGCCTGCTGTGCCGTTGGCGTACTCAATCAATCGCCATGTAGTAAAAGACAAAGACGAAGACGTTGCGGTGCCTACTGTGTTTGATACGACACAACGGAAATGATAAGTCGTGTTCACGGCAAGACCGGTGATGTTGGCGTAAGACGAAACAGATTGACCGTTAATTGGGGTTGTGGCGGCATTGACTTCTGTAAAGGTACTGAAGTCTGATGCGGTGCTGTACTGGAACTTAACCGTTGTTGAGTAACCGTTGGTGGTTACGGTTGCGTTTAGCGTGGCTAGTTCTTGGTTGAAGTTGCTCGCTGCGTTAAGCGTAACTGTTGGGGGTAACGCTACAGACGATGCAACAATCCCATGTCTGATCGCCATTACGCACTCAAATCCCCGATAAGAAGATAGTTGTTTGTTGAAACGCAGAACAGGGTGGCAGCCGAATATCTAGCCCGAAGTTTCTTACCAGGCGTAGCGTTCAAAGTAACGCCAGATTCTGACACCGTTACCTGACCTGCTCCTAACTGCGCCAAGTCAATAGCCTGCCCTGCCGTCAACCCTGTTGTGCCGTTCACCGTCACCGTAATAGCCGAACCATTATCTAAAGTCACCATCTTTCCAGCATCACTAGAAACAAGCGTGTAGGTAGTACCTGTTTGGGTGTTGATGGTTTGGGCATTAGAAAATGTGCCTGTCGTACCAGTAGGACCTGTCGGTCCAGTAGGCCCTGTTGCACCGTCAGCACCAGCAGGACCAGTAGCACCAGCAGGACCCGTCGCACCCGTAGGACCAGTCGGACCAGTTACCGTCGAAGCCGCACCCGTCGCACCAGTCGGCCCTGTGGGACCAACGTCTCCCTGAAGTCCCGTTGCACCAGTAGGTCCAGTAGGACCAGTCGATCCTTGGATGCCAGTCGCACCAGTAGGTCCCGTTGGACCCGTGTTTCCGATAGAGCCTGTTGCACCAGTAGGCCCTGTTGCACCAACTGCTCCCGTAGGTCCCGTAGGTCCAGTATCACCCGTTGCGCCAGTTGCGCCTGTAGATCCTGTGGGACCTGTGGCTCCGGTTGGACCTGTTGCGCCTTGGATACCTTGCGCTCCGGTTGGACCTGTCGGGCCTGTCGGACCCGTGGCTCCTTGCGAACCTGTGGCTCCTGTCGGGCCTGTCGCCCCTTGGCTACCTTGCGATCCTGTCGGTCCTGTGACACCTTGTACCCCTTGTGGTCCAGTCGGGCCAGTAGGACCTTGCGCCCCCTGTGGACCCGAATTGCTTGTAGTAACAACAGTAACAACTGCCGCCACCGAAGAAGAAGATACCGCAGGAACAACAACAGAACCAACCGATGCGTCGCTACGAGTAACTGTTATCTCATAACTAGCAGGTGAAGCACTCCCACGATTAACCGTGATGTTCGTTGTTGCCATGACTACCTGGTTACATCAGCTAGAACAGTGACGTTTCCTGACAAAATTGTGGACACAACACCGGATGCGGTTTCTTCAAGATCCCAAAAATACTGTCCCGAAGAAAGAGTGGCAGAGTCAGCAGCAGACAGCACACAGGTCACTTGCCCGCTAGAACCACCCGTAACGGTACACGTCAACGAAGCTTTGATGGTGGTGGAATCCTGCGACGAACGGATCTGGGAACGATAGGTTCGACCAGTAATGTTGATAGCAGAACCGTTATCGTCTTGAATAGTGACGACAAGGGTTTCCGTGTCACCACGGGTGATAATGAGATCTTGGTCTGCGGGTTGAGCCATAGTGCCTGTATCTTACACTAGATAGCCTGCGTCGTTCAGGACTCGTTTCACATCCTCAGACACCCAATAGGTTTCGCCAGGCAGGAACTCGTATTGGGTTTTAGCAATATTGCAGGACACCCGCCGTTTGACCTGTACATCAAAATTCACAATGGCAGGAACCACCGCCGTGTCAGGTAGTAACTCCCCAACAGGCACAGCATCCAGCAAGGCTTTAGCGGCTTTCCGCCATGTGAACGCCGATGCCCCACGGGAGTTGACAACAGCTTCCGCCTGATGGGTTGACCAGTTTCGATAGTGATCAAGCATCAGTTCAGCCAACGCATCCACATCAGGTTCATCCCACTGCCCAATCGTTTTAGCAGGAGCCTTCACTGTGGGTACAACACCTGTGGCTAGATACGAGAACTCTTGATGCCCTGTCGAGTCAGACACGATAGTTGGCATCCCTAGCGAGATTGCTTGCAACGGCATCAACCCGAACCCTTCACCACGGCTAGGAGCCACAAACACATGACCCTGTTTGAACCAGTCTTTCTGTGTTTCCAGATCCATCCACCGGCGATGCAACACAACCCTTGGGTCTTTCACATCAGGGGTGTCACGGGCGTGAGGTGCCGCTTTGATATGCAACTCAACATCAGGTAAATCCAGTTTCAGAAACGCCTGCACCACCACGTCTAAACCTTTACGGAACCACAGCGACCCGCCAGCAAGAAACCTGAACGGCCCATCAGGTGCGGTGTAGCCAGACCAAAACTTTGTGTCCACACCCAACTGCACCTTGCTTACATTGTCGTGATACCTACTGAACAGTTCAACATTATGGTCGCAAGGAACAATAATCTGGTCATACAGGGGAAGCCAACGAACAAAAGATTCAGGCAACACATCCGTTTCCCACATCGTAAAACACACCCGATGCTGACCATCCAGCCAAGACTCCTTCACATTCGGGACATTCATAAAAACATCCACCGAAGCCTGACCATTCAACTCGACAGTCTTAGGGACACCCGACTTGAAACCAGCCAACATAGACCCGTACCCGTACTTCGGATCGTCAACCCCTTGCCAAGATTGAAAGTTCACTCAGCTACGCCACGCTTAATAAGTTTCTCAATGTTCGGGCGTGACTCCACCTCAGCCACAGTAGAAGCCCTAGCCTCCAACGCTGCAGCCCCATCAATGCCTTTCGGCTGTACACCGTTCTTGCGTAGCCGTTTATACGCAGGCATATCTTTATCCCAATTCTTCGCTCGCTGATTAATCTCAGCAACCTTCGCACCGGAAGTAGTCGAAGCGTTAGCCCCGAACGACACCCCTGCAACCTTGCAACCAAAGCAACCTTCCACATCCAAATTTGGATGCGTTTCCTGATGTTTCATGCAGTTATGTAATCCCCGTATCCTGCATCCCGAAGGTCTGCTTCTTCTTGATCTGTCAACGGATGGATATGCCCACCGTGGTAGGTGATAGCAATACTGTCCTGATCCATTGGTTGATACTCCGTGAAGGAACCGTCAACAAGTTTGAACACGTTTCTTCCACGGGGCCACGGCGACAGGTATGCGAAGATGCCTTCGTCTTCACCGTCAGACCAGCGAACAAAATTATCTGTTGGTGGTTTGAAAGTCGCCATGCACACAGGATAGCAAAAGCCCCCCGCCATTTCTGACGAGGGGCTTCGCTCAACACAACCTCAACAGAGGTTACAAGTGTCTTAGGCGTTGGTGCCAATCGATGATGCTGACTCGATACGACGAAGTGCTTCCTGACGGAACACGCCGTAACCAACGAAGTGCTTCCAACCAACAGGGCGGAAACGCTTCAGGATGTCGGTCACTGTGCCGTACACGATTGAAGGCTGTGCGCCGTACTCGCCACCAAGGGAAATACCCTTAGCAAGAGCCTGTCGACCCATGATCAATGTGCCGTACACGTCAATCGTGCCTGCTGAACCAGAGTTGTCAGAAGCGTTCGCAAACAAAGGCGCACGTGGAGCCTCAATGAAACGAACACCTTCAAACATTCCGATTTCACCGGTGTAGATGCCCTGTGGGTTGACGTAGTTAGCAGGGGTACGCCATGCTGCTGCGTCTGTCGCTGAACGGAAGTCATACGACACGTCAGGGTGGATCATGCCGACATACGAACCACCGATGGTTGGAACGTTTGCCTTACGCAACTGTGCAACAACACGGCGAACGTCGTTCGCTGCAAGCACGTCATCAGAGTTGATGGTTGTACGGCTTGTTGGATCGGTTGCTCCACCTGTTGCGTAGATGACGTTGGTGCCTGCTTGTGCTGCGTTACGAGCGATGGTGTCGATTGACAAACCAGCGTTGTAACCAACAGCGTTTGCTGCTACAGGGTCAACAGGAAGGAATGATGTTGCACGAAGCTTTGCTGTGGTGACAGTTGCGTTACCGTACTCGTTCAGAGTAACGGTCACTTGGCTGTCAGACAAAGCGACAGGGGTGACATCTTCTGCTTCGCCAAGAGCCGTTGTAGCGGCAGCCATGTCTTGGAAGATGGTGAATGTGACGGTTGCGCCAGGGTTGGTGGCGTTGGTGGCCTGAACGTCTGCGAACTGGTCGAAGTACATTTCGTCACGAAGGGCGAAATATGCGAGCTTCTCGAAGGCGGTCTGGTCAACGGACAGGTTTGCTGTACCGGTTTCTGCTGCGTAATAATCAGGCATTTGGGTTTTCCTTTGGGGATTGAGGTTTTACAGATTTCCAAGGTCGATACCTTGGGCTTGTGCCTCTGCGAAGATTCCCATGATTTCCTGTTCGGAGTTGGCGGCGTTGATACGATCAATCCAACCTGGCGGTGCAGGACTGACTTCAGACCCTGCGGCGATCCGGTTAGTTTCACGCCAAGCCTGTTTGTCGGTGTCTGCAACCTGTGGGGTGGGTGCAATCAACTGTGCCTCCTCAGCCGCTTGACGGATAGCTTCTGCTGAAAGTTCACCGTCGTAGCCCTTGATGAAATACTTAGCCATTGGCGAATCAAGCGGGATGCCTGCTTCTACAAAGGCCAGTTTTTTCTGGACATCGGCGGTGTCTGCGAGTTGCTTCTTGGCTTCTCGTAGTTCTTTCTCCAGTTGCTTCATCCTCTGTCGAACAGGGTTACTGCCCGAAGTGGATTCTTGCTCCGTGAAATCGTCATCCGAATAGTCGTCATTGAAATCTGACATATGGCACTCTCCTTGTTTTGAAGGCCGCACTGGTCTTGGAGGAAGAACAGTGGCTCCTTTGGTTGTTGCACCCCATTATGTTCGTTGCTAATTCGGGGGGCGATTAGCAAGTCCTCCCATCGGGATCGGGTTTATTGTTACATAACTTTTTATGTTACGCAACGACCTAGCCGATGGTAGTCAATCCTGTTTGTGTACCTTGTTGACCTGCGAACGATCCGCCTGCTTCAAACTCTGCTTGACGGCGACGACGGCGTTCGTTGATTGCTCGACGTGCTTCAGCGTTTGTTCCGAATGTCCCACCGATTGCTTCTTCTTGGGTGAAAGCTTGTTCGCCAATCATGCCACCTTGGATGAGATCTTGCTGGTCGCCTAATGCTTGGAATCCTTGTTGTGCTTGTTCACCGGAGATTCCTGCACGAGCCAACTGTTCAGCCTGTTGTTGGGAGATAGTCATGCCTGCCTGCTGTGTGCCTGCTGCAGCGATCTGGGCGGCACGTGCTTGGCGTTCTGCTTCGTAACGGTCAAAGGTTGGGCGCATCCGTTCAGGGTCAATGAAGTAGGCGGCTAGTTCACCTTCGGATACACCGTATAGGCGTTTGAACTCTGCGACTACTTGCGGGTCGGATTGGCGTACAGCCCGATAGCCAAGTTCTGCACGGGCAGCAACTTCTTGTACGGAAACATCGTTAGCGATGAACCCTTGGAAATCTTGTGGTTGGTCGTAGAACCCTGCTGGCATACCTGCCGATTGGAGTGCTTGCTTGTAGTCGGACTCTAGGCGTAGGTACTGGCTGACGCTGTACTGTGGCTTCCCTTGGGCTTTGAGTGTTTGGTTGGCGGGGAAGCGTTCTTGGAAGGCTTTGCTGTCACGCAACTGGATACCGATGTCGTCAACGGTTGAGTTCGGGCCGATGACTTTCCCTGTCCACGCAGTCTTGATGTCGTTAAGCAACTGAGTGTCTGAGTCGGTCACTAAACCGTAATACTTCAACGTGTTCAGAAGAATGTCGAAAGCTGACTGGTCTTCCATTAGATAACCTTTCCAAACGCCTGAGCAATACTAGACGCAAGTTGACGAGCCTCAGCCTTAGCGTTGTTTGTCTTGTCCCAACCGTATTTAGCGTCGCTACGAAGCATGATTTCCCACTCACCCGTTGTCATCATTCGCTTCTGACCTGGGTCACCGTAGTTGTAGGCGGCTTCAAACATTGCTTCACCCATGTTGATGTTGTCAGGTGAACGCTCCAGTAACTGTGCAGCCTGTTGCTTGAACGGGGAAGCCAGTTCTTCAAGAGTGAACCCTTGGTCGATTAGGTTGCCCAAATGACCGTATTTGGTTTTGGCTAGTTCACGCTGTTGACGCTGAACATCCTCACCAGTAATCACACCGGTCAAAGCGTTCTCAACGGTAGTGTCGGCTACCTGGCTGAAATACGCTTTGCCGATGTTGGCGATCTGCAAATAATTGTTGGATGCTTTGGCACGGGTAACAGCAGTCGGGTTGACATACTGGCCTGTGTCGTTTTTACGGAACGCTTCCTTATAGACCTCTTGCTGGAGGGTGTCGCCTTTCCAACCCATGTTGGCGGCTGTGGTTAGGAACTTGTTGAACGGAACGGTGTCGAATCCCAGATCACCAACAAGGGATTTGATTTGGCGTACCGTGTCGTTGTTGCGGATTTCAACGTAGAAGTCTGTGTTACGAAGTTCAGCATCAAATCGTGCCAACCCTTCAGGGCTGTCGTACATACGGTCTGCAACACCACGCTGGATGAGAGCAAACAGTTTCGGGTATTTAGCACGGTCAATATCTAACAGCCATGCTTGGTTAGGAAACATACGGCGGAACTGTTCTTCCCAATTTCTTGGAACAACATTTCTTCCACCTCTACCCCCACCAGTGCCACCTGCGCCACCACCAGTACCTCCACCGGTGACTCCACCACCGCCAGTAGGTTGGCGATCCTTTTTCTTTTCTTCCTCGGTGCGGGTATCAACACGACCAAAACCACCACCGACACCAACACGACCAGCAGCCATACGCATGGATTCTTCAGTGGTTAAGCCACGACCAGCCGTAGAAACAGAAGTCTGCAAATTGACAGCAATATCTTTCTTGCCTTCAGTGTCAAGCTTTGTTTTGGTCGTTGCAACCTTTTTACGTGCCTTAGCAACAGCAGCATTAGCCTGCGCCTGAGACATACCAGTAGGCGACTCGGTAATAGGATTAGCAGCAACTTCCTGCGCCCGTTGCAACTCAGCCGTAGCATTATCAAACGCTGTCTTAGCCGACAAAAACGGTGCAGCAGCCTTCTGTAACGGGGCAAGCAAACGACGAAGTTCACGGACACGGGAATCAATTTGAGTCTTAGTGAAAGTCTGTGAACCAACAGTAAAAGTATTCGGGCCTGACGGTTCAGCAGAATTCAAAGAATCAATTTCACCTTGAAGTTCTTCAATGCGGTCTAAGACCTGCTGATTAGTTGCCATTAGCCAAGCTCCTTGATTGCAGAATCAATAACGTTAGTCAACCGTAAAGCACCCATAGCCGCAGCCTCATCAGGTGCTGCAGCCTCAACTGCTTGCGTGGCGGCAGTCTGAACCGATGGTGCCATAGCACCGCCCATAGCCTGATTTACTTCTTGCCGGTTATACGCCTTTACGAACTTCTCGACCTCAGCGTCAGACAAGCGACGACCAAGGATTTGGCTGGATGCTTGACGGAACACCGCTTGAAGATCCTGCTTTGGTGTGGTGCGGATTCGTGCGCCTCCACCTACGCCTGTCCCTAGTTCGGCAGCCATCATGCTGACAGCAACGTCAAGTGTTACACCTTTAGAGTTGGCGTACAACATCGCTTCACGCATCGCAGAGAAGTCTGCGCTGTTGAAACCAGATCGTGACGGCCTACTGTTCCCGTATGCCCCGACTGAATACAGTTGGTTTTGGAAAGCACGGCGTTCAGCCAACGGCAACTTGGCTAACTCTGAATAAGCCTCATCGTCGGTGTATTGACCACGGATAAGAACACCTTGACTGTTGACAAGGTTCTGCCCGATATAGACGAACTCGTTACCACCAGTAGTCGAAGGCAGAATGTCTTTCTGATTGACTTGACCAAGAGTTTTAGAAACACCCTTAACAGTTCTCTTAGGCAACTGAACATCAGGCATCAACGAATAACCACCGCTACCAACAACCCCCAATGCTGGAGCAGTCAGGCTCGGATTGACTTCTTCTTCTTCTTGCTGATCAATATTGGTGTTGTCTTGGCTCATTCTTCAACCTCTGTTGATAACAGTCTCTCATACAAACGGGCAAACTCAGGTGTTTCCTCTTTCAAAGCTTTACCGATACCGGCAAGCCAATCACGAAGCGGGCCTGCAGCCACAGCAGTCGAGAACCCGCCAGGTGCGCCACCCGCCTGAACATAACGCTCAACCGCAGATTCACGTGCCTGCAAATACTGACGGGTCGCCTCAGCAACATCGTTATCTGCAAGACGATTATCTTGCACAAGTCGAGTCAACTGTTCCAGTTTTTTCGGGAACTCACCAGGGTTGAACTCTGCAACCACAGGGAAACCAGGGTATTCCTTGTTCAGTTTCTGTCGCCACTGGCGAAGCCAACGCTTCTGTTCGGCAGATGGGCGTGGAGGCAACTGGTCACGCAACGCACGATACTGTGCCGATGCTGCACGGTACTGTGCCAACTCGACAATTTCACGATCTGTCAGACGGCGACGGCGGCCCTTGGATACTTGTCGTGACCACACCTCAAATGAGAAGTTATCTCCGCCTGGTGCCATAAAGCCTGCGACATCAGGGTATTGGTTGATTAGCCCTGAACCTTCGCCTCGTTCCCAATCACCGAACTCGTCGGTTGCTTCCAACCCGCCAGCAACTGATTCTGTTTTGTTGGAGATGTACAGCAGGGCATCGTTGCCGTAGATACGCAGGAACTCGGACACGGCTGTGTCGTAGTTGTTTGCCTGTAGTTTTTGGAACTCTTTGACAAGTTGGGTGCCGTAGAAGTCACCGGAGATGGTTTCAATTTTGAACTCAGGGGCAGGGGATGTTGGGCCGAAGAACTGACCTAATGCACGTAACCCTGTGAGAACACGGGCTTTACCACGGGCATCGGCGTACAGTTGTTCCTGCTCGTTCGGATCGGACAGGTCATACTCGCCTGATGCTGACAATGCCCGCAGAGTTTCGATGTAGGTGTTGCCGTACACGGTTTGCAGGTTTTGGGTGTCGCCTTCCCATGCTTGGTTCAAACGCTGGACCCACAAAGGTGTGATACCGAAACCTTCTTTTCTGCCGTATGGCAAAAGAATTTTTACTATGTCATCTGTTGCGGGGGTGTCAGGAATAATCTTTGACGCTGCGATTTGAGCCATCGGGCCGATAGATGGGATAACACCCAAACCGATGGAGATTCGTTTTACTGGTGCCTGCAAGGGTGCTTCCATGCCTGTCAACAGTTGAGTTATCTGACCGGATAGAGGGAAGTTGAATGAGTATTCACCTGAGGTTGCGTCACGGTAGAAGAAACCTTCACCGTCGTTGTCAGGGTCAAACTTTCTTGCACCGTCAAAAATGAGTTGGGCTTTACGGAGACGGGTTGGGTCTTCAATAACGTTCTTTGCGTAAGTGCCAAGAACTTCACGCCATGCTGCACCGAACGGAATAATGACACGCATAATGTCTTCAAGGTTGGATCGTTCTGTGGCGTTGTACAACAGTTCTTTTGTTTGGCGTAGGGCAGATGCTTTAGCGAACTCGTCTAACTGGTCAACAGTTCCTGTTGCTTGCGATGTTGATGCCGCTACTTCTTCTAGTTTGGCAAGAACTTTCTTCCCGCCAAGATAGTTTTCCAGTTTCATGCCAGCTTCTGAAGCAGACTTTTTAGCACGATCAATCAATGCTTTAGCCTCGCTAGGTGCAAGCAAATCAGAATTACGGAACACTTCATCGTAGTACGACTGGCGGAACACTGGTGACTTTTCTAAAAGCTGTGTCGCTTTGCCATATAGGTTCACAAAGAAAAAGTCAACGAACCTGTCTTTTGCTTGAAGGAACTTCTGCCCGTTGCTCGTAGCATCACCGGTGCCTCGTTGTGCAATCTTCACTTTCTGTGCAAGTTTGCCGTCAAGACCAAGAGTATCGACAAGGTTACGAAGGTTCTGTGTACCTAAACCATCGGCTGTGAAAGCAGGGCCAGCATAAACAGGTTGTACAACATATTCTGTTTTTGTTGCAGGCAAACCAGTGAAAGGATCTGTACCAGCAGGGGTGTCAACGCTACGGATAATCAATCCTTCGTTGCCGTCTTCTAAACGAATAATCGAACCGATACCGCCGTTGCCTTCAAGGATGTCTTTAGGGTCAATGTCGTTGGGGTCAATGTTGCTTGTCCCAACAGCAGTCCATTTGCCGTCACCGAAATCAACCGTCAATGGAACCTTGTTGTATCC